GGAAAGGAAAATGATAGCTGAAATAATTACATTACTACAATCTAATCCATTTTATGGGGCTGGTAAATATACCGAGATAGCGAAAGGAAAAAATAGTTTGGATAATACATTTAAAAAAATAAAACGCATATGGCTATCGAGAAACAAATAAACATAGTTGTTAAGGAAACTGGAATCGATAAGGTTAACAAGCAAGTCGATGAGCTAAACAGTTCGCTAAATAAAGTTTCCAAAACAAACGATGGCGTTGCTAAATCTATGGGTGACAGTTCGAATGCTGTCTTAGAGAATGGTGGTGCAATGGGATTGCTTAACGATGCAACAGGCGGACTTGCTATGACCGTAAAGGATGCAGTTGAAGCGTCTGTTTTATTTACAAAAAGTCAAAAGTTAGCATCAATCCAGCAAGCAATTTATAGTACGGTTGTAGGCACATCGACGGGTGCAATGAAGTTATTTAGAATTGCTTTAGTGGCTACTGGTATAGGTGCTTTGGTTGTTGGTTTAGGTTTGCTAATTGCGAACTTTGATAAAGTTAAACAAGCAGTTTTGAATGTTGTTCCAGGACTTGCTAAAGTGGGTGATTTTGTAGAAAATTTAGTAAATGGTTTTACGGATTTTATAGGTGTTACGAGTGAAGCGGAAAGAGCCTTAGCAGGTTTAACAGAGCAAGCAGATAAATCTTTAGCTATGAATAAAAAATTCATGGCCGAGGAGGGCGATTTGGTTAATAAATACACAAAAGCCAAGATAGATGCTAAGAATGCGTATAATGAAGCTATAAAAGAGGAGGGAGCAAATCAAAAGAAACTTGCTGAACGTTTAAATCGTGAATTATTGGCTATTGATAAAATGCACAATGAAGATTTGGCAAAAGCTAAAAAAGACGCACAAGATAAAGAGGATGAGGATAATAAAACAAGAACTGAAAAACAAAAAGCAGACAGATTAAAAGCGCAAGAGGATGCAAAAAAAGCACAAGAGGACGAAGATAAACGAAAAGAAGAAAAGATAAAATTAGATGCTGAAAAAGCTATTGCATTAGATGAAGAAATAAAACAGGCTCAGTTATATGTTGAGGAATTTAGACAAAACAATATAGACAAAGAAACTGAGCAAGAAGCTAACGCAATGAATAATCGTATCGCAAGAAAAGAATACGAATATGATGAAGCAAAAAAAATAGCTGAAGACCAATTAGCTTTAGACAAACAAATACAAGAAACACGATATAACAGCGCAAGAGATGCTGGCGATGCCTTATCTAATTTAGCTAATTTATTAGGGGGTAATTCTAAGAAAAACCAAGCATTACAGAAAGGAATTGCGGTTGCTCAAATCGCAATAGATACAGCACAGGCAATATCTAACGCTATACCAGCCTCAATAAAAGCAGGGGCAGAGGCAGGAAAGGTTGCAGGACCAGCAGCGGCAGTTGTTACTCCAGCAGTAACGGCATCGACTTATATAGGGTTAGCGGCAATGATTACAGGAAATGCTTTGAAAGCTAAAAGTATCTTATCAGGTGGTGGGGGTTCAGGTGGTTCGAGTAGTTCGGGTGGTGGTTCAACAATGAGCGCACCATCTTTCAACTTAGTACAAGGAACGGGAACAAATCAAATAGCGCAAGGATTAGCTCAACAAGGCGCACCTATTAAAGCATATGTGGTAAGCTCAGACGTAAGCACTTCGCAAAGTTTAGACAGAAATATAGTAAGTGAAGCGTCACTTGGTTAGCAAAAATATAACAATAGTAACATAATTTAGTTTAATTATAAATAACAAAAAAATGAAAACCTACCAAGCCAAATATAATCCACTTACAAATAAAGGAGTCTATGGTATTTCTTTAGTTGAAAATCCAGCTATGGAGGGTTTGTTTATTGCTTTATCTAAGGACGAGAAGATACAATTTAAGACCGTAGATGAGGAACAAAAAATATTAATGGGTTTAGTTTTAGAGCCAAATAAGCCAATTTATCGCAATCAAAACGGTGAGGAATTTAATATAGTTTTTAATGAAGAAACTATAAAGGAGTTATCTTATGGTTTCTTTAAAAATAACAGCCATTCAAATAGCACTATCGAACACGATGTTAAACAAAATATTCAAGGCGTTACGTTTACAGAAAGTTGGATCGTTGAAAACCCTACCAATGATAAAAGCAATAATTTTGGCTTTAGTTACCCAAAAGGGTCATGGGTTGCTGTTATGAAAGTTGATAGCGATGATGTTTGGAATGATTATGTAAAGACAGGCAAAGTGCAAGGATTTTCAATTGATGCTATGTTGTCGTTAGAAGAAGTAAATTTAAAAACAAATATAAATATGAGTGAACAAGCAAAAACAAACTCTTTACTTGAAAAGATTTTACTTGCTTTTAATCCTGCAAAAACCGAAATAAAATTAGGTGAAGTTATGCTAATGGATGGAAGCGTTAAAATTGAATTTGAGGGAGACGTTTTAGAAGCAGGAAAATCATGCTGGGTAACTGCAGAAGACGGAACGAAAGTTCCTGTACCAGTAGGTGAGCATCCTCTTGAAGACGGGACTATCTTAGTTGTAGTAACTGAGGGAATAGTTGAAGAAATTAAACCAGCAAGCGAGCCAGCTGGAGAGCCTGCACCTGCACAAGATTTAGGTAATGAAGACGGTAAAGTGTCGAACGATGCTAAAATCGCAAGCGAAATTGAAAGTGCTATTAAATCAATTTTGATTAAATATAGCGAACAATCTAAACAGATTGAAGATTTACAAAGTCAAGTAGCTGAATTGTCAAAACAACCAGCAAGCAAGCCAATTAACGGTACACCTGTACAAGTAGACTTTTCTAAAATGAGTGCAAAAGAGAGAATTTTTAACACAATCAATAAAAACAAAAACTAAAATATGGCTACAACTACAACAGTAACCTCTAACTATGCAGGCAAAGAAGCAGGCGAGATAGTAGGACAAGCATTCAAAGAAGCTGATACAATTGCAAAAGGATTTGTAACTGTATTTCCAAACGTAAATTATAAACTTAATCTTAGAAAAATTGCCCTAACAGGTGGTAAAAGAGAATACACTTGCGGACACGTTCCTGCTGGAGCTATTACACTAAGCGAAAAAGTTTTAGAACCTAAGAAATTTAAAGACGATTTCGAAGTTTGTAAAGAAGATTTCAGAGCGCAATGGAGTGAAGATTCTATGGGAGCAAGCGCTCACAATGATAGTGCGCCTAAAGATGTTATGGATGCAATTCTTGTTGAAAAATTGGCTCAAACTGCTGAGGAATTGGATGATAACATTTGGAACGGAGACGCTACAAACGCAGACGAATTTGATGGTTTCTTGAAACAATTTTTAGCCGATGCAACGGTTATCGATGTTGATTTAGACACGGTTACTGAGGCTAACGTTGAAGCTCAGATTAAACTTGCTATCAACGCTGTGCCTATCGACACAAGAAGAAAAGGCTTGAAAGTTGGCGTTTCTCCAGACATCGCACAATATTATAATTTTTGGCTGATTTCAAAAGGAATTTCAAACGGATTGGGTGGTGACGCAAACACAACTTTGAAGTTTGGTAAATACATGATTGAAGAAGTTAACGGATTGCCAGCTAATACAATCGTTATTGCTGAGCCTAAAAACTTAATCTTTGCGACTGGATTATTGGCAGACCATAATGAGGTTAGAATGATTGACCAAGATGATACATTACTTAACGGTAAAATTATCGGAACTATGGTATATAATGCTGGAGTAGGTTACTACAATGGTGCTGAGATTGTTTGGGCGAGACCTATCGCATAGTTAAATAAGTAACAAGGGCGGTTTAGTTATCGCCCTTAATTTAAACAATAATTATATGGCTTGTGATATTACAGCAGGTAGAGAAAAGGCGTGTAAACAAGGTTTAGGAGGTATTGGGAAACTATATCTTTTTAACTTTGTCGAAAATCCTTTCACGGTATTAGCAGGTGTTGCAACTGCAATAAATCCACTTCTTACAGCAGTCTTTGAGTATGAACTTGAGGGGGATGGAAACAATGTTGCTGAGTCTTTAGTACCAGACAGAAATAACGGTACGACAGTTAACACACAAACAAGTACTTTTGTACTTAAGAAAATTGACGCAGTTACTTCGGCTCAAATGAACATTTTAGCTTACGGTTTCCCTATGGCAGTCGTAAAAGATAGAAATGGAATATTTCATGCTATCGGAATCGATGATGGTATAGATTTCACGGTAGCTCAATCAACAGGTGGAGCAAAGGCAGACTTAAACGGATATACTCTTACGGGTGTTTCTACAACAGGTTCACTTTCTCCTAAATTAGATGCTACAACCGTAACGGCATTTTTGGCTTTGGTTTAATTCTTTTTTATTTTTCTATTTAAAACCCATAATTAATTTATGGGTTTTTTGTTACATCATAATTAAATATAAAGCCTGACTCAATAGCGTTTAATATTTCTATTGGTTTTTCATTTTTTAAACAGAAATTCATGGCTAAATCATATCTTTCAGTATAATAATCTTTTTCATTTATCTTTTCATTAAAAAATATATACTTTATATTAGGTCTGGGAAAAATCAATGTAGGCGGTTGGTTATATTCATTTAATCCAAAAACTAAAGGATTTTCGAAATTATTATCTTTAATAAAATATACGGTAGTTCCTCCATTTTGCATGCAGTTAAAGTTCGCAGAAGTATAAATATGATTAAATGTACAAGGCACAAAAAAACTACTTTCTTCTGAATTAAAACTTCCGCTTTTAAAAACAATACCAACAGGATTATTGTTTAATATATTTTTAGCTTGTTTTTCAGAAGTTGCATTCCATTTGTTTTTGCTTATAAATCTATACGGTTTATATCCGATTTCTACTAATGTTTCTGTAAAGTTCATAATAATATATATTAAAAAAGACCCTACAATTAAGTAAGGTCTTTTAGTTTTTAAATAGACACGTACATCTTCATACGTTTATGTTTAGCAAATATATAAAATTATTTTAGTTTCGTAACAAAAAAGCGGTTTTTTTGTTTTTATAATATGAAGAAAGTTGACCCAAACGATACAACACATTTAATAGCAATTATACCTCGTTACTATGCTGATGGGGAAATCGATTTGTTTTTGTATAATGAATTGACAAAAGTAGAAACCACATTAACCCCTATTTACGTAACGCAAAACGGAATAATGACATTAACTTTTGATTTTAATTTTTCTGAAAATGATAAATATCAGGTTAAAATAACTGATGCAAACGGTATAATTTACAGAGACAAAATTTTTGCAACTTCTCAAATAACACAAGATTTTAAAGCAACAAACGACCTATACTTTTATGAGTAACGATATAAGATTATTACAACTAAGCAACTACGTTAGACCTAAATTAGAGGAAAATAAATCTAAAAATTGGGTTTTAAATGGTAAACAAAATTCATTTTATCAATACGTTATTGATAGGTTTAACGGTTCACCTACTAATTCAGCAATTATAGATTCTTATTGTAATCTTATATATGGTAGTGGCTTGCGTTCAAAAAATGTAAATACAAGTGCTTGGATAAACTTTGTTTCTATTTTTAACTCAAAAGAATTACGTAAAATTATTTCTGATTTTGAGTTATTCGGGGAGGCGTCAATTCAAGTAATTAAATCGAAAGACAAAAAAAGTTTGGGTGCTATATATCATATTCCAAAACAACAGATAGTACCTTGCATAGAGAGTGAAGATGGAGTAATCGAGGGGTATTGGCATTCTAAAGATTGGAGTAACCCACAAAAATACACACCAACTTATTACCCTGCTTTCGGAACTTCAAAAGAAGATATAGAGATTTATTGTATTAAGCCGTATAAGGCTGGTAAAAACTATTTTTCAGACCCCGACTATTTAAGTGCTTTGCCTTATGCTGAAATGGAGGAAGAATTGGCTAACTTTTATATTAATTCAATTAAAAAAGGATTAAGTGCTGGCTATATTATTAACATTCCTGATGGTGGTACTTATTCACCTGAAGAAAAGGATGATTTAGAAAATAAAATAAAAGCTAAATTAACAGGCTCACCAAATGCTATGAACTTTGTTATTAGTTTTAATGGTAGAGATGCCGAGATTACCGTAATACCTTTTCCTGTAAATGACGCTCAGCATAAGCAATGGGAGTATTTAACGGGCGAAAGCAGACAGCAGATAATGACGGGGCATAAAGTTGTAAGTCCTAAATTATTCGGTATTATGTCAGAGGGTGGATTAGGTAATAACGCAAACGAATTAGACGAGGCAGAGGCTCAGTTAATGAAACGTGTTATACAACCAAAACAAAGATATATAACTGAAGCGTTAGAAGAAATCCTAACGTTTTACAATATTAATTTAGACCTATATTTCGTACCGTTAACTGAACAAAAAGCAGTACAAATGCACTCACACGACGAAAAAAAAAAGAGTGCTTTAGATGAGTTTTTAGGAATGGGCGAAGACGAAGATTTAAACGAATGGGATATTATAGATGAAAGGGAAGTTGACTATGAAGAAGAAGAAAAAATAGATTTGCAATTAGCTACAACGGGAACTGCGAACCCAAACGCAAAAAGTGCGCAAGATAGCGACATATATAAAGTAAGATATAAGTACACAGGTTCAAATAACCCACAAAGGGAATTTTGCCAAAAAATGATAAGTGCATCAAAGATATATCGTAAAGAAGATATTATCGCAATGGGTAGTAAATCGGTAAACGCAGGATGGGGTCCAGAGGGAGCAAACACATATTCAATATGGTTGTATAAAGGAGGTGGTGATTGTCACCATAAATGGTATAGAGTTATTTACGCTAAAAAAGACAGAAGTAAAAACCCAGATGTTAACAGTCCGTTATCAGTTGAAGTTACACCTGCTCAAACAAGAAAAGAAAATAAATTTATTCCAGAAGCAAATAATAGCTTAGTTTATAAAGAGCCTAAAGATATGCCCTACAATGGATTTTTACCAACAAATAAAAGATTTCAATAATGGCTGAATTATTATTTATCACACCACAAGAAATGACATGCTCAACAATATTGAGCGGAAATACAGACACGGATAAATTTGTTTTTTGTATTGCAAATGTACAATTAACAACTATTGAACCATTACTTGGAAGTCAATTATATGATAAGATAGTTGCTGATAAAACAGCTAATACCTTAAGCGGTTTATATTTGGAATTATACAATGATTTTATAAAGCCAATAACAAAAAATGAATCAGTAGCTCAATACATAGAGATTGCTTCTTACATGGTTGATAATGCAGGAATATATAAACATACTGGCGATAAAATAGAGGTTGTAGATAAACAAGAAGTACAGTTTTTAGCTGGCAAATATAAAAATATGGCTCAAATGTATGTGATTAGATTTAACAAGTGGATTTGTAAAAATTACTTACCAGAATATAAATGCTATCAGGATGAAGTTAACGCTATTAAGGGAATTAATTTGACAGCAGGATGGAAATTATAAACGGATTTAATCGTAAATGTAAAGAGGGCAGTTCGGGTGTAAGTAATATTTGGCTATTAAAATTTAAAAAATATAATAGAAGTCAAATAGTTACTGATGGAAATTATTTGGTTTCTTTTCCCGAGACTTTTATATACGAATTTAATAGCGTTCAAAACCCTACACCAACGGAAACAATGGAAATAAATGAGGGAGGGAAATTTTATAATCAAAGTATTTCTTTGACTTTTCCAACTTCAAGTACGAAAGATATAAACGAATTGAGTTCTTTAGAGTTCAGATTATTATTTAAAGATAACAACGGTAAATATAGAATTTTTGGGTTATATAATGGTTTAAATTCTGGAAACGTAACTTATACAACAGGCTCAGGAAAAAGCGATTTAAACGGTATTAAAATAGATTTTCAAGGTAAAGAGGAAGATAGCGCATATTTCATAAGCGACTTAAATAGCGCAGGATTTATAGATATGGGAACGGACGAACCTTTCTTTTTCTTATATCAAAATAACGATAGATTTTTATTACAAGATAGTAATTTCTTATTAAATTAAAAAAATGGCAAATAAAAAATTAACGGATTTAACCGAATTAACGACGCCAGCAGATGGTGACTTTTTGTATATAGTCGATGTGTCAGATACGACCGAAAGTGCGCAAGGTACGAGCAAAAAGATACGTAAAGATAAAGTAGATTCTGGAGCAAGTAAAGAAAATATAGCTAACAAACAAAATGATTTAACTCCAGACGGAACAGGAACTAAATACCCAACGGTTGATGCGGTTAATGCTGGCTTACCTGTAAATTACTCTAAAATAGTTTATGTAAATGCAACTTCACCAATAACAGCGACTATATTTGATACTGAAAATCCACCTGTTACGAATGATAACGCTTTAAAAAATGATGTTGCAAATTTATATGTAGGTACAGATGCGAGTACATGGGTATATAATTCAACGACTTACGTGACTAAGTCAGTAACAGCGACAAGTTCTAATTTCTATTTAGCGGGCACAACTACAGACGCTGGAAATACTAAAACTGGGCATATTACACGCTCTGGAGCTATTACGCTTACAGGTTCATTAAACTTAGCTATTGCAAAAATATCTACTACACCCAACACTTCTGCTGGTTCTTATGATATTCTAACAAGAAATTCGAGTACTACTGCTTTAGAAAAAAAATCAGTTAGTGATTTTATTCAGACAACAGGAAACCAAAGCAAAACAGGTAAATTGACAATGTCAAGTACTGATGCCATTACAGGCGGATTTGTCAATATAAACGGAGCAACAACAGGTAGTTTTTCGTCAAATTCTAATAATTCAACAGGTTTATTTAACCAAAACAATAACAATTCAACAAGCGATTTCAATGTAGACAGAAACACTTCAACAGGTAGGTTTGCAAGACAAACAAACGAAAGCTCAGGAAGTTTTTTCTCTCAAAGTAACCAAAGTACAGGTTTTTTCTTAAATAGAGAAAACACAAGTTCTGGGGTTTTTTCTACAAATTCAAATCAAAGCACAGGTGTTTACGAAAAGATTAATTCAACAACAGGCTCAACAGGTGACTTAATACAATACTTAAAAAACAATGTTGTAACCACTTCAATAAACCATTTAGGCGAGATTAACACAATGAATCCTACAGTTTCAACACAAGTTGCAACTAAAGCATATACAGACGCAAAAATAACCCAAACAATAACCAATGGTGTAACTGACAAGTCACCAAGTGAAGATGCTGTTTATGATGCTTTGGCTAATGTTACACGTAATATAATTTCTAATACAACAACAGGCTCGACTATAACGGGGACTATATCGCAGACTGTTTTATTTTCCCAACCAATACCTGCTGGCACGTTTAAAAGCGGTGGGTTTCTTAATATAATGATGTCAAGAGTTGGAAAGATTGGGACTGCTGGAACTTTAACTCAAACGATTAGAATAAACACGACTAACACGTTAACAGGCGCAGTTACAATAGCTAATAACGTTGGGAGTACTGCAAACTTAAATCATATTATTTCAAGAAGATTTTCAATTGAAGGCGCTACTTTAAAAGGTTTTTCAACAGGTAACGCCCCTTCAGACATGATTAATAGTTCTGTTGCCATAGATACATACACATTTGACCCTACAATCGATAATTATATATTTGAAGTTGGTCAATTATCTAATTCTGGAGACTCAATGTTTCATTCATCCTTTTTACTAACCAATTAATATTATGATATACACAATTTTAAACAAAGATGGCAAGGAATTATATGCTACTCAGGACATAAGCAATTTGCAAGAAAACGAAATAGCAGTCGAACAACTTAGAACGGTTGAAATGGAAAACCCATACTTCGACTTTGAAACAAAAGAATTTTATAATAAACTTTAAATAAATAAATATGAAAAATTACAAAACAACTTTAGCTGGATTGATTGCGGGATTACCTTTATTGATTGACGCATTAATTCAAGCTTATAATTCGGGTGCTTTTACGGATAAATCAGGAAATCAATTGCTTTTAGCTATTGGTGTAGTATTGATTGGTTATTTAGCTTCAGATAAAAATAAACCAAATACACCTAATACATTTGCTGAAGTAGATAATGTAGGTTTACCAAAACCTAAAAAAACATAATGAAAATTATTAGTAAAATACTCAATTGCTTAACTATTATAA